AGCGTTGTACAGATCAACTACTCGACTTGCCCATTGTGCATCTGTATTATTATTATAGATACCATCTGAGATAGATTTAGGTTGCTTATCTAACCAGCTTGTAAATTCTTCACTTACTTTCAAAGTATCAAATTTAGGCTGTAATCGAAGTAATTCTTGATATGCTTTATCTTTCTCAAGTTGTACTTCTTTTTCTTTTAGACTTAACAAGTCTTGTTCGAGTTGTTTAACTTTTAAATCTGATTTACTAGCAGATATTTTATCAATAGCATTGTACACATCTGGATATTGATTTTTAAATTGATCTAAGCTAGAATCATCTTCTTGTACTTTAGCTTCGGAATTTTGATTTGCAGACATTCTAGAAATCATATCTTGCTTATCATCTTTCCATTCTTGTAACTTAGAATCGTAGTGTCTTTTTAAATCATCATATCGTTTTTTATAGTCGATATCATCTTTTTTTTGAGACTCTACAAAGCTAGTCGGGTTAGCAGGTTGCTCTTCTTGAGTAGCTACTTCTTCTTCTTGAGTAGGGTCTTGAGCTTCCAATTCTTCTTCGTCTTCTTTATCAACTTCCTCTCGGTACTTGTTTTTATAAAGACTAGGATTATTAACTACCCCAAAAGAATCATTGGGTTTGTTGGCTCGTGAGCCAGTTACTTTTCTTGCCATTGTTATTACCTCATTTATTGCAGTGCCACATGGCTGTGGGTAGCTGCTTCGGATGTCAGGGCCAGATATTGCTGGGTAGCTGACTAATTCAGTGATACAAGGGGTCTAGCACGATTGTTAGTGTATCGGCTAATAAAGCCACCTCCTTGTGACTGTGCGTTAAGATTAGGCTTAGGTTGATTTTTATTTATCCTATTCATATAATTTTCTGTCATTGCATTATATGCACCTTCTCTTATTATCTCTTCTTCGTTAGGCATAGTTGATTGTTTATTTTCACCTGCCATCTTCAAATACTCATGTAGATATGTACCTACTTTAGTTCTTCCTTGTGGTATTAAACTTCCTGATTTTACAGAGTTTACCATAAAAGGGTCTGTTGAATTTCTAGGGTCCCAAAAGAATGTACTGTTATTTGTAAAATCTTTTCTTGCTCCTGCTATAACTTCATCTGCTATGTTTACGTACTGTTTATATTTTTTTGTAGTTTCAGGGTCTTTTTCATTAAGGAGTCTTAAGTATTTTTTAAGAGGTGTAGGTTCTAATCCTTGAAATTGAAAAACTCTATTACCTTCTTTGCCTTTTTGTCTTTTGGTTATCGCAGTATATACATCTTCTATTTCTTTAAAGTCTTTTTCTTCTGAGTTTATTCTATTTAATATAATGTGGGCAATACCTTCTGCACCTTCTTCTCCTAGTGTGCTACCCTCTGAAAGCATAACAAACGCTAGCAACTCTTGATCTGTAAATTGTTTAAGAAGTCTTTGAGCTTTATCCCTAGATTTGTTATTGTTCTGTGCTTGTGTACCACCTCTAATTAAAGGTTTATACTCTTTCCACACTTTACTAAATCTATCTGGATCAACAGAAGAAACTTCTAAACCTTCGTTTGCTTCTATGAAACCTCCCTGCTTAGGCTCGACTTTTTTTTTTACTGCCTTAGTGGCTTTCTTACCTCTTTCATTTAAAGCAAGTAGCCTTTTCCTACCTATGACATCAGCTTCTTCAGGCTGTATCATTATCTCACCATCGGCTGTAATAATTTCAGACATACCTTCAGGGTTATTTTCATCTAAATTAGTTTCTTCACCACTCTTTGATCTAAGATATGCCCTAGCTTCCTCTATCATCTTTACAGCATCTTGCTCCCCCATCTGATCTACAGCCTGTTTGTTAATTATAATGGCTGCACCTCTAGGGTTCTTTTCGTTAGGTGCTAGTGTTGGGTTATCATCAGTTACACCTTCTTCATCAGTTGTTTCGCTAGATGGCTTACGTATAAACCCTGATTCTGGTTGCCCTTCCATTAGTTCGTTTGCTGAAAGAACCATATCCCCATCATCTTGTCCTACGACATTAGGTGCAACTGCAGTTCCATCTTGTATGGAAGGAGCTACCTGATCGCCCTCTGCCATCCCAACTTGACCTCCTTGTGCAAACTCTAATCCACCGTAGGAATCCCCACCTTGACCTACACCACCAGAATCAAAATCATCGTTACTATCATCGCTATAGCTTATAGTTCCTTGCGATGTATCCCTAGTTGCTGCGGCTTGATTTTGAGCTGCTGTCTGTTGGTTGTTTTGTCTAAATTGGTCTTCTCTTTGTTCTTGGGTCATCCCTGAAGTTTTAGTACCTTCTGAAACTACTTTCTTTTTCTTTATGTTCCAAAGATTTACTTTATTCTTTTTCTTTTGAGAAGCACTCATCTTTCCTGCGTTCATAGCTCTTTGTTTCCAGCTATTTAAATTAGCAAGTCTCTCAGCGGCTGAAGCGTTACGCATACCTGATGTTCTAGATGATTCTAACCATCCTCTTGCAAAACTCTGTGCTTCTTTTTGAGTTAAGTTTCCTGATTTAAAACCTTCTCTTGCCATGTTTGTAAAATCATCCATGTAACCATATTGTGCTATTTGACCACTGACACTTACAAATCTACCGTCTGTTCTGTAACCTCCTGTTAGTGTTCCATCTTCTGTTCTTGTAACAACTACATCTTCATTGCTGTCTGAATTGGGATCGTAGTTATATGGGTTTTTACCATTTTGTAAAGCTTCTACACTTTTAGCAACGTTTTGACTCATACCTTGTGGTAGACCTTTGTACATAGTAGAACCTTTTACTCTATAGGCAGTTCTGTTACCTATTGTAAAAGCGTGACCTGTGTCACCACCAAAACCTTTGCCTTGACCTATGTTAATAAAATCGGCTTTTTTACCCGTAGCAAAATCTTGTTTATCTTGTAATATTCCCTTTGTGTATTGGTCTTGTATTTGACCTGCAATCATTGCTGCTTGCTGTGGAGGTCCATCTGCCACATCTACCATTATGCTAGGATCAACTCCGTACCCATAGTCAAAATTTAAATAGTCGTATTTCTCAGGGGTAGCCATGTTATTTAATTTATCGTTTTTAATTTGATTTAAACCATCATACTCATCAATCAAATTATAAGTTGTAGCTATATTGCCTATACCTGATCTCTGAGGAAATCTAGTTTGACCCAAAGGACTGTCTACTGCAACTGTGTCAAATTGAGAAATAAGAGGTCCTGCTATAGGAGCTAACCCCAATATAGCTTCACCTATTCCCATTCTTTTTGCATCAGAGTATCCTTTACCTGTAACATCAGGAAATTGAGTTGAGCTAAATATACCTGATCTGTCTAGAGTGTAGTTAGTGCTTTTAAGGTAGTCTTCATAAGATGAGTGTTTTATCTGGCTGTAGTCTACTGTTCCAGCACTAATACCATCTAAACTAAATCTCATATCACTTTCTTGTTCTGCTGTAGCACCACCACTATCGTTTTGTTGTGCAGGTCTACCTGTTAGATAGTTAGGATCAAAAGGATTTTCAATTACGGGAGGTGTAACATCAATAGGATCACCTGCATCTGGTAAAGTAGGTCTTGTTTTATAATAGTCAACAAAACTTCCAGTTCCCTCTTGTCTATTACCGTATCTGTCTATAAACGCCATTTAACTATTCTTTCTTACTGCTTCATGGTTAGATTTCATTTTGAGTAGGGTTTCCAGTAAAACCAGCTTCCCCTGCAACTGGCGTAGCTCCGACTCCGATTGTGCCACCGTCAGTGCCTGCACTATTACTATCTTGAGACTGTTGAGGTACTCCTCCAGACCCTGCCATGTTTGAGGGTTGTTGATTAGGGGTGCTATCATTTTGGCTTGGTCTTTGTTCAGCATTTGCCATCATTCCTTTTAACATTTCTGCATAAATTTGTGCTTCGTTTGTATCATTGACTAAGCTATCAGGGTCTATGTCTTGAGATATAGCTAGTTCACGAATAAGGTTAGGTATTTTTATAAACGGTGCAAGCATAGGGTTGCTTACAGTCTGTAACAAGCCAATTAATCTTTGACTACGTACTTCTTTTTGCATAACTGCTGCAACACCACGAGGTTTGATCTCAAGATCACCTTTTACATCATCCATGTCCTCATTAAACTGCATATTCCATTGAAAATAGGACTCTCCTAAAGGTTTAAGCAAATAATCATCTATATTCTTTATTACTGTTTTCATTGATAGGTTTGCACCACCCATCAGCATTGATAAACCTGCTGCAGTTCTTCCTGTGCCACTGACACCTGTTTGTCCGTGCATAACAGAAGGCATACCTGTTTCTTCGTCTGCAAGTTGTCTAGAAATTTGGTACATCTGCAAGTTTTCTCCTGCAGTGTTTGGAAACTTAAGACCGTTGATTGCAGTTCCTGTCACACCTGACTGTCTACGGAATATCTTTCCGGGAAATATATCCATGTTCTGTCCGGGAACTAGACTAGCTTCGTCTACGTCAAACACAAGATTACCTGCAAGTGCTAAGTTGTCAATAGCCATTCTTACGTGACCATTCATAAGCAACTGAGCATCTTCCATGTTCTCGGCTATACCTACACCCCATAGTTGATAAGGATTAGTTTCATAGGGTATAGTAAAGAAGGGTATTCGTACAGGAGTTAAAGGGTTTAATACACATCTTAAAACTTGTCCATTGCATATCCACGCATTGATTTGCAACTGAGAGTAATTCTCTGTTTCGCCAATTTCCTGCATGCCTATTTCTTCTGCAAACTTAGAATCAATAACACCCCAGTATTCTAGGACTTCGTATCTATTTTCTTGGTAGTTTGCCTGAGTTTCATCGTCTCTTATAGTATCTTCATAATACTTATCTTCGTAGTTAGGTCCGTGTTCAAGAATCTCATTAATTGCTTCTGCTCTAAAGTGTGGCATTAAAAGTAGACCACGTAACTGTTGTCTGTTCATACGATGTCTTTGTATTGCGTATTCACAATCTTCCATAGTTGTTGCAGATGGGTCTGGATGAAAATCCCACAAAGGAACGTGTTCTAATCTAGGAGCAACCTTCTCATACGGTTGATACTCTCTTTCACCTTGCTCATTTCTTCCCCATCTGTGAACCCTTTTGTACATATTTAAAGGGCCTTTCACCACGCCTGTTCCTAGCATTGCAGCTTCAAATATAGCTTTACGTATAATTGTAGTGGCATTAGTATCTAGTAGTTGATCGTGGATTTGTTTTTCGCACATGAGAGCAGACTTTTGTGCAGGTGATATTTGAGGTTCACCTACTCTTGACGGGCCTTCACTTACGGGAGCATTTCCAAAGTCTTTTCTGTAAGCTCCGAGATAATCTTTCGGTGTCTCGGCTGCAGTAGCTCCGGGAGGAAGTTCTTTACCATCACCCTCAAAGCCATACGGATCAGAAGAAGCCTGTTCCATTGCACCATCAACAGGAGTTGTCATGTGAGCAAACTCAGCAACACCCTCTGGTACTGGTGTTGATTCTACAACAATTGGGAATTTTTTATTAGCAAATAGTATATCTATTATCTGACCATATGCAGCAAGAACCTTAGTTTTAGTTATCTTAATAAAAACTTTTGATTTTTCTGAACTACGGTACTGAGTAGTAGAATCATAAATGCCACGAAAGTTCTTATATGCCTGCAACCATCGTTGCTCGTGGGAGAACCTCCCCTTTTCAGAATCATCAAACTTACCTCTGATGTACCCTGCTAATCCCGGCATGTATTCGTCAGGATTAACTACATCAATAGGTTCGTCAGATTCTGGTTGTAAAACCTGATCTTCCATGTATTTACCTTATTTAGAAATAATTTTTTTCGTCTGCCATAGCGAACAAAGAAGCTTCAACTGTTGGCTTAGACTGTTGTTTAGGCATGTTAGACTGTAGTTCGTAGTTGCCCATAGTTGTGTCAAAGTCTTTACCTTCACGAGTTAGTCCTGCATCTGGTGCATTATATGATGTTTTATCAGCGTTCATTATGTATGAAGCACCGTAGTTATAGTTATTGTTTGGCATTGCCATCTCCTAAATTTGACCTGACATTAACATATTGTCAATCATCGGGTCAGTTTCTATTGCACCACTATCTAATTGTCTAGTGGTAGAGTTACTTGACAAACTTCTCATCTGTTCGCCAAGTGAAATCTTCTCTTGTTGTCCTGCTAGTTGTTTTGCTGATTCTTTATCTAGCATTTTGTACAATTTTTCTTTTTGATCTTTTGGTAGCTTTATAAGGTCTGCTCTATTGATACCTAGTTGTTTTGCTACTCTATCTTCTTTTTCAAAGGCTTGTTCGCCAATAGTAGAAACAGTACTAGCTGCAATCGTAAGTCCTGCACCTACAGGGTTAGCACTTCTTGCTGCAAGTCCTGCTTTCTTAAGCACTTCAATAGTTCCCTTTTCAAGAACTTCTTCTGCAACCATCTGTGTGCCAACGTCTGCTCCTGCTTCGGCATTTCCTGACATTAAAGCTGTACCAATACCAAGACCTCCTGCTAAGATCATGTTTGCCTTGCCACCACCCCCGTCAGGTGTTTTTAACTTTTTCTTTTCTCTGTAGGCTTTCATTTGATCTGCAATACTAATTTCACCACTTAGTATTTTACTTATAACATTTGATTTGTTATCTACTGCACCTGTTGCAGATGGAGTAGTGTCTACAGGTTGATCAAAAAAACCTTCTAGTGCGTAGTTTGCTTTTGATACCTTGTTTTGTATATCTGGTATTGTTGTTGCATCTTTACCTTGAACTCCGTTTATCCAATTGCCAATTCTCTGTTGACCATCTCTTTCCCCTTGTGTAAATCTACCTCTAGCTCTAAGAGCATATTTTTGTTTTTTGGTTTGACCTCTACCTTTTGTACCAGAGGTTTCACTTCTACCGTGTAAAAAATCAATAAGTTGATCTGCCTCATTAAGCTCGTTTAGTCCGACTGAAGCGTGAATGTTTCTTGACAACGCAGATCCAAATTTACCAGTTTCTGTTTTTTCAACAGGATTTAAGCTATTATATTCTTTCCCTGATTGATTATCAATAATTATAGGAGTACTTGTTGTTATATCAGAGAGCATACTAGATATTGCAGGAGTGCCTATTGCAGATACTTTTACTTTACCGTCTTTACCTATTGTCTTTTGTACAAATATAGGTGCTTTACCTGATTTCTTTTGTTCAGCAAGATATGCTTTAATGTCAGGATCATTTGCATTTATTTTTAATTGCTGTTGTAGATAAGCGTGGGCATTTTCACCAAGAGGAACAGTGTACGGAGTAGCTTTCTTTTTAAAAGATGTTTTACCCTTACTTGCTCCCTTTCTAGTTTCTTGATCTTTTTCTGCACCTACTGTTTTAGTTTGTGGAGTTACATATATAGCTCCCTGATCTATTAGATACTCTGATCCTTGCAATCCTGCAATAAGTCCGGGTCTAGGGCCAGTATAATAACTTACACGAAAAGCGTTGGCTAATGCTTGCTTTGGATTATTTGGATCATCTGCTATAGCATCTATTTTATCAAAAAATTCTTTCCACCCCTGTCTGTTGTCTGTAAGTATCGCCACTTCTGCAGCTCCTCCAGCAACTTTTCTCTCACCAAATACTATTTTAGTCTGTTCGTCTTTTGCTTCTAATCCGGGAATAATATTTAAAGAAGGATCGTTTGGATTAGAAAGAGATATTCTTCTTCTAACAGGTTTAGAGATTAATCGTAAATTATCTATCATTGTATTAAAAGTTCCGGGTGTATCTGTTTGACCTAGAATCTCATCAATAATACGACTTCCTTTATCTCCTTTAAAAGCATCTACAAGAGCTACGTTTTTATATTTCTTAAACTTACCTTTGTCACCAAACGAAGTTATGGTACTTGTACCAATTTCTTTATTATATAGTTCGGCTGCTTCAGCTAGTGTAATTTTTAATGGGTCTTTTTCTGCCACTTTTGTTGCTTTCTTAAATAAGGTTGGTGACTGTGTCTTTAAATCATTAGACATAACAGTAATTACTTCATTACCTATTCCGGGATACCTTCCTTTTGTATAAAATTTTATTAACTCTTTAGCTTGCTCATCTGTTACACCCCCACTAGGAATGTTTTTACCTCCAAATATTTTTACAAGTTCTGGAACGTCTGTGGTTTTAAAAGTAAGTAATTCTCTAACTGATGTTCTAACGTGATTTGTAAGACCTTGATAAGCTTTATTATCAAATATTCCTCTTACGGTATCTTCTGCCATTTATTAATATCCAAATGTTTCATTTTGTACTTGATAGACTTGAGCCTTGATGCCATTAAGCGTTTGATGAATCGAAGCATACCCTGTCATCCTTGTCATTAACATATACCTCAGAGCATCGTATGCGTGGTCTTCTGCTTTAGTGTCTACGTCTTCACTATTAGTCTTGGAAAGAGGAATTGCTGCCAACTGCTTGACAGTGTTGCTACAATTAGAAAACACTCGTAGTCTTGGTTCATTTGTTCTTGGGTCATCTGATAGCCTACGATGTATTTCCATCTTGCCTTGTATTCTATTACGATCTGATGGTGTCCAACGGACTCCACATCGCATCATCGTTTCTGCTATAGAAGGACCGAACCCTGTCTTGTTCCAACAAGAAGCATCAAGTACGGTATAGTGAGGTAGAGGGTCTAACTGCTCTGCTTCTAGTATTCTATCAGCTAATTGTTCTGCTGTCAACTGTTTTACGTACAATTCACGATAAATCCATATATTGTTATCCCAATCAATAGCACCCCACAGCACACAAGAAGGACTCGCATACCCATAGTCAGCGGCTCGTATACGGGGCCAGTTGGTAGGTAACTCAAAACTCTCCACCACATGTTTAGCTCTCACAAATTCTGGGAAGGCACAACCATCGGCTACATCCCAATCCCCTTCGAGTAATCTTTTCCGTTCTATTTCAGGTAGTGAACGAAGCATAGCTTCATATTGTCCATCTGCCATAAGAAACGGGTTGTCTGTTAGTCTCGCAGGAATGAACCTACGATAGAACAAAGGTTGACCTTCCTTTTCGTGTCCTTGCGGCCAGAAGAAAGGCTTTCCTGTTTCAACATCTGATGCAGGGAATGGTTTGTTGTGTTCCCCGATGTCAATGTACATTTTCTTAATCCACCACCCACCGATTCCACCCGGATTGGCAGTACACCTCATATACAAACTCTTTTGTAGTTCTGGGTCGGTGCTTCTTAATCTTGATCTCAGGTAATCCCACACGTAAGGTGTTGGGTATTGGGTTATCTCGTCTATCCCTATCCAGTTGAAAGCTTGTCCTTGAAATCGGGTTACATCTTTGTCTTTGTCTAGATAGGTAAACCAAATGGTTGCTCCTGACGGGAAGTGCCACGTTGACTTTGACTCTCGGAACTTCGCACCGGGAAACGCTTTGGGGTACAGTTGACGGGATTTGTCTATTAACTCAGTAAGCTCATCGAGAGTACGCCTAAGAAGAAGACCCCTATGATTAGGATTAGTGCAATAACGAAGGGGGTCTGCCAACAAGGCGAAAGATTTCCCCCCACCAGCAGCACCTCCATAGAGGACATCTCTTTCACTAGATGAGAGAAACTCTTCTTGAGGTCCTTCATTCGGCTGAAACACGACTTCCCGATTACCAACAAGTTCTTGCACAGGTGGAGGAAGGCTTGCCAACTCCCCTGTATCGATAACGGTAGTTGCATCTCCCTTAAGTGCTTTCTCCACGTTACTAACTTTTTCTTCAAGCTTTCTAGCATATCTTCTTTTACTTTCTGCTACTTTGGTTACTTTCTCTGCACGCTTCTTAGCGTCACGTAATCTCTTCTGGGTCTGTCGCCTTGCTTTCTCAGCAGATGACAGGAAATATCTTTGCTTAGGTGCTTCGGGGTCTTTCTTAGGGCGACCACGTTTGGGTGCATCTGTCATTTAGTTCATATCAGGAGATTGAACATCAACACGTCTAGGCTTTTGCATCATTTTTGATCTTTTACTATTATAATATTCTTTTTCTCTTTTTAATACGTTAATTTTGTTTCTAGTATCCATCATACCTCTGTGACCTACTATTGCTCCTGTTGCACCCAAGCCTAACAAACCCAATATTGTTCCACCTGCTATAAGTGAGCCTTTATCGTTTATCTTTTTCTTGCGTATCTTCTTTTGTTTAGGAGAATTTTTTACTGATTCTGGGTCGTTTGAATACATTTTGTTTTTTTTAGCCATCGATAACTACCTCTTTCTTTGGTGGCAGCAACACAATACCATGCACTGCCTGTACATTTACGTTGGTTGTTTCCTGTTTTCCCAGACCAACCCTGTTTAAAAGCGATTCTGCAGCCCTGAAGCGTAGGTCGTCTCCTCTTTCGGGTACTGGGTTGTCTATTGTGCTTACTAGGCGTGTAGCAGCCTTAAAAGCGTGCATAGACAGTATGTTCTTTGTGCGATTGATTATCTCATCGGCTAAACTGGTCTTTAACCACGTGACACTACCCTTAGCGTAGCCTGCTGCTAACGCTGCATCGGTAACATTGCCACCGTTATCGAACAGATTACTTAGGAATTGTTCTTGTTGGGGTGATATCTCACGTGTATTGTTTGTTTGTGGTAGTAGATTCATCGCATCTATAGCCTTTAGGGTAGGAGTAGGGTCTATATTCAGGTAGTTCCTGCAATATTTCCACCACTCTTACTTTACAACGTTGTTCGGTAGGGTAAGGACCTCTTGTGTCCTTTACTTCTTCGCAGTTCTTGTATACTTCAGGTAATCCTAACGTACATATTAGTATGATTGCTTCAAACACGGTGTATTCTCTGTTAAGTTAAGTCAAGAACATTTCAGCTTGAGCCAAAGCACGAGTTTATGTTTGATTGCTGCTGCTCGAAACTGGTCTTGATACATAGATTATACGTACAGAATACAGATATGTCAAATAAAAAATTTTTATGTTGACTTTTTCGTCAAAATGGATACAATAGGAGTAACACCTCCGGGAGATACACCTATAACACACAGCGTATCCCATAGGGAGTATCCCAAAGGGATGCAAATAGGTTGTACAACTAACTCACCCAACTAAAAATATGGCGACATTGCTAGCAGATGCTAGGGGGGGTGGGGTGACCCTTGCACGCACCCACGCATAAGGTATATATTTTTATTTTTCTATAAACGCCCTGATTTGTACCCTTTGCCAAGCCGATCTAGAACCATAGGAAGACAAGCCAACTAGTTAAACCTAGCTATAATTTAGACATGACACACACATAACACGCGTAACGGTTTGCCATTTGTTAATTGTACGAGTAAACCCCAAACTTTTACTTGAGGTAGGCAGATTGCGAACAAATACCCAAACAACACCAAACACGATTACACAACAGAAACAAAGCGTTAGATATATATTAGGTTACACAAAGAAAAAACCCCATAGTAACTAAACTATGAGGCTTTGGGGGAAGTAAAAGGTTAACAGTTATTTATTTAAATCAGCCATTGCATAA